TTGCCGATAAGATAAGTCAATCGATCGTCCGGAGATGTTCCGGCGTAGATATTTTCGCCAGGAAGACGTTTTTGTAGGTCTTGTCCCGTGAAATAGTAATCCGGTGCCACCAATGGCGGCTTATAAGTTTTGGTTTCGTAGCCGATCGCGTCTACGGTTTTACTCCCCAGGCGCGGATGGACAAACGGCGCTAAACGTCGCTTGCCTTTTACAAGGTCAACATCAACCGTCTCGGTAAAAAATACATTTTGGTTGCCGAAAAATGTATCCCGGAGAAAGGTTTTGGCAGGTTTCATTGCCTTCACGGCCTGCAGTAGTGTCCTGGTATCGAACATATCAATAGACATTTTGTTACCTCCTTATACCTTCACGTTAGTTTTTAAGAATATTCCCTTGTTTCTCAAGGCAGTTTTGTGGGTGGCCGCGGTGTCCGTTCCGCCAAAAGTTAGAGCTGCTGAATTGAATTCACCGGTAAGATACATGTTCACGGGTTTATCCGCGCTGGTGGCGTCGCAATCGTCTGCGACAATGGCGTACGGAATTTCTTCTCCAAGCGTTTTGGTAGAGTCTACAATTGTAAACTTGTTGGAGGCGGTTACAAGCGCGATTACCGCGCCACGAGCGACATTCTGCCCACTCAGAAGGGTTCCCGTGTCGGTTACAACGTCACTAACGTTACCGGCAAATAGATTATCATATACTAAAATCTCAGACATGATTATTTTCTCCTTTCGTTTGCGCCAGCGGCGATTTTATCAGCTACGGCCTTGATTTCGGCTTCTTCTATGGCCTTGTTGGGCGGCGGAGTGGCGGCTACACCATTAACTCCGGAGGCGGCTGCATCTGCTGCCAGATTTTTAACCACGTTTTCCCTGATAGATTTTTCGGCCACAATAATTTCCATTGCAACCTGTTCGGCGGTCGCCCCTGTTTCGTAGCGGGCTTTATTGACGATTGCGTCATGCCCTGGAAGACTAAGGGAGTCAATCGCCTTCATGCGCGCTCTCTCTGCTGTTACCCCCTCTTGCATTGCTGTGTTATACAGATCGGGATACTTTGTCTTTAACTCGTTGATATCCAAGATAATTTCCTCCTTATTTTTTATTGGCGCGGGTGTCGGCACCGCGTTTTTGATTTTGGGTATATGCTTAAACTTCGATACATCGAAGGACACCCCGTTAGAAATCAGGCAATTCCTGTCCAGACTCATGGTGGCCGAAACAGAAGTATCAACGCAATCACAAAAGCCCATATCTAAAGCATCTTGCGGGGTAAGCCACGTTTCATCGTCCATGATTTTGGACATTTCTTCCGTCGTTTTGCCACTTTTTTGCTCATAAATAGTGCTAACTGACTCCTTGACCTTGTCCAGCACATCCGCAATGCTTCGCAATTCCGCAGCATAATACATTCCCATCAATGTTGACAAAGGATTATGTATCATCATCATGGTTCCTGACATCATGGTTATTGTGGTGCCCGCCATCGCAATCATCGACGCAGCGCTTGCGGCCAGACCGTCGATAAACACGTTGACATTATTGCAACTCCGTTTAATCATGTTGTGAATAGCAACACCTGCAAACACATCACCGCCACCGCTGTCAATGCGGACATTTAATGTCATGATCGGGCCAAGGTCTTTTAAGTCCTGTGCGAATTGTTTAGGGGTTATTTCGTCACCCCACCAAGATTGGGAGCTGATGGGACCGTAAAGAAGCAACTCAGCACTAGTCGTTGTTTGGTTTTTAAACTTCCAAAACTTATCCATTGTTGTCACCTCCTCCGCTCGATATTCCATCAACGTTTTGGTCTTGAATTGTTTCTCGAATAGTTGTTGGCACAATCAGTCCGCCGTCACGCATCATTTTTTCTTCAATAACACGCTGCCGATAATTAGCACCCCAGTCACCGCCAGTCAATTCAGCCGTCTCTTTTGCGCGGGTGCTAAACCCTTGCTGCACTCTGACGACGGCTGCATTTACCTCTTTCAGCGGATCGATCTGACCGGGGGACGGACCGTTCCATTCGGCCCCGCAGTAAGCTGCGCGTACAGATGGGTCACTAAAAAAACCAGGAGCGCTTATGCGTCCCCTGGCCACAGCCTCGGTTAACCATTCCTCGTAAATCGGCTGGCAAAAATCTGTAGCCAACCATGCGCGGTGCCGGCGGAAAAACTTCCACGCCTCAAGTAGTGCGGCCCGGCTGGCAGAGTAGGACGCCGTAAAATGTTTTACCAGCAATTCCATGGGCACTTCAAGCGCGGCGCCGACCTGCCGCAATATCGACAGTACAAACGGATCAAACGCCGCATTCGGTCGTCCCGGGTTGATCGAGGTAACGCTCTCCCCTGGAGCCAACGAAACCACCGAACCGTTGCCAAGAGCAATGTCTGCCGTATCCTGATACTGTGACTGCTGATCGGTCGGTATGGAGTTTAATTCGCCTACGTTTCCTTCTGGGGAATCTGATGTTATCGCTACAGTGAACATTCCCGACACAACAGCGGCCATTAGTTCGGCATCGGTATAACGACCCAACTGTTTTAGCGACTCGATTACAGGAGCCAGCATTGGTACGCCCCTGCGTTGCCCTGGTCGCTCCATGTCCATCAGGTGAATTATATTTCTGCGACCCGATTTTGCACCGAAAGCATCTACTGTAGTCCACGTATTGATCTGGTCTGTCATAAGCGCCCACGGATAAAACTTTGCAACATGATAGCGGATCGGCTCGCCGTAGTCACCGATTTCTATACCAGCCTGAAAACTCCCGATATCTGCTCTTTGCAGAGGATTGCATACCCTGTCAGCTTCGACGAGTTGCACTCGCAGATCGTATGGAGAATTTTTTCGCGGTATCATTGGCAGTAACGCAAACACATCACCCGACATTAGCGCAGACAAAAACGCAAGCTGCTGCAGTTGCCCCCAGTTGCACGTCCTGGCGGCGTCACAATCTTTATTGCCGCCCCATAAAAAGAACTCACGCTCAACTGTACTTTCCCAAATATCGGCCTGCTCGTCAGTCAACCCGAGATATTTGGCGTCAATCTGCGCGTTCAGACGCAACCCAGAACCAACTACGTTTGTTTTTGTAGTCTTTAATACGCCGGTAGCAATTGGCGTCCCCATGTACAACGAGCGTGCCCGCTCTCGCAGTGTCGTAAGGTTCCAGGTAATATCCTCGTCGGGGTTAGAACTGTGCGTTTTCCAACCAGCTAACGATTTTTTTGTCCGGCTGGCTCCGTTTTCCGAGTACCCAGAATTAACTATGTTTAGTTTTGACCTAGCTACTTCGCGCCTTAGTGCAGATGCGGGACTTACAAACGCTATAAAGCGATCTAACATTGTGGGGTTTTTGTTTCTCATGAATCATACGGGACGACACGATTGATTCTCGTCCCTCCCTCCAATCTCGCGACTTGTTGCGACCAAAATCGAATGCGTTCTGCGGTATCTGACCTAACAAGCTTACGCCCGTTGATCAAATACTCTTTTCCGGTAGCTAATGCTAAATCAGCATCTAACCATGACTGCAAATGCTGGCGGGCTTGATCCAAGGTGTAAACTGCCATAATTGCGCCTCCTAAGACACTCCGCTACTCAATACGCGGCGTGTTCTTATGTTTTTTCCTGTCAAAACCGTTTTGCCTGCCCCTGTCCTAGGGATCTGAGCCAACATTTCCATGTTCGGATTGAGAATTTCCAGCGCTGCAGTGGCATAGTTGCGTAGGTCAATAGGTTCATTTCTCGATCCAGAACGTTGCGACCACTCGATACGCGGGCGTCCTTTGTGGTATCTAATGACTCGTTTTTCTGCTGTCAAACCCTTGAAATAGCCTTCGTTATACCCTTTATCGGCTTCCCTGGGGAAATGGCAGTAATTAATCCCTTCAAACTCAGTCTTTAACCGAGAAAATAGCATTTCCTTGGCCGCGTTTGCCCCAATAGGAAAGAGAGCACATTTTTTTCGATTGCCACGCGATGGCCTGCCCAACAATGGGATCCCGTCGCCGCCCACGCCTTTTATGGCAAATATACGGCGATGTTCGCGTTTTACGCAAAATTCATATACTTCGGTAGTAAAATGACCGCCGGAATCTACACAGACACAGGAAAGATGTAATTGATTGCCGCATTCATACTCTAATGGTCGCTGCAAAAATATGTCTAACTGCTCCCAGCAGGTGGGGGCTGCCAGATCACCACTGGCCAGAATGGCAGGATCACCTACAAATACTTTATATCGAATTCCCCACGACTCTTTGCCGACTCCCCAGCCAACTATCTCAACCTCTAGTCGGTCATCCTGCACATCCACGCCGGCAGTAAGCACTAGCACGCCGTCAGGTAGCTCACAGTTATATGTTTCACGCCTCTTGGTAAATAGTTCGGCATCTAAGGTGTCTCCCTGCTCCTCCCATGTTTCGCCAAGGGACG